GCAACTGACCCGTCAGGTACTCGCGATGGCCCTTGAGCCGCTGCTCGTAGGCTGCCCGCTCGACGGCGGAGAGGTTGGCCACCTCCTGCGCAGTGAGGACCTGTACATTCTTGAACTCGTCAAACTGCGCCATGGTGGTCATGCCCTGGCGCTGCAGTTGGGCGAAGAAGGCGCGAGACTGCTCGGCCACCCGCAGCTCAATCTCCCCTGCCTCCCCCATCCTGGCCGCCCAGATCCCGGTGTCCTCCGCCAGTTTGGCCAGCCCCTTGCCACCTTCGTAGGCCAACGTGGCCAGGGCAGCATAGGCGGCAGCAGTGCCAAGCCCGATCCGGCTTAACATACCGCCGGCTTTGTTCCCCTTCTTGGCCATCTCCTCCATGGACTCGCCCGCTTTCTTGGTATCCGGGGTCACGCGGGTTTTCAGAATGTCGGCGAACTTGAGCAGATCGGTGCTCCACTGCACCACCTTCATGGTTGCCCAGGCTTTAACAGCCAGCGCAATCGCACCGCGCCACTCAACCAGTCCCTCCACAAATTCGCGCAGGCCTACCACGGCCACCTTCAGGCCATCCGATACTTGGCGGGCCCAGGCGGCCAGACTACCGTCGGCGGCGGCGGCCTTGATCTGGCTGGTGACGCTCTGCAGCTCACCCTTGATGAAGTTGAAAATGCCCGCATCTGCCACCGCCAGTTCGACCCGATTCAGCTCCTCAAGAAAGTTCGACCAGATCCCGCTGAAGGTTTTGGACATGGCCTCAGAGGCACCGGCCGCATCCTGTCCCATCGCCTTGATCAGCAGTTCGATCTCGTTTCGGCCCAGCTTGCCTGCCGTGGCCATGGCGATGATCTCGTCAGTGGTCTTGCCCATGGCTTTCGCCAACAGCTGGGCCGCTGGTACCGAGCGCTCGTTGAGCTGGTTCATCTCCTCGGCTTGCAGCTTGCCCTTGGTATAGGCCTGACCGAGGGCGGTGATGACCCCTTCCAGATCCTGATAAGTGCCTGCCGTCTTGGCGGTGTAATCGGCGGCCGCCTGCAACACACCGTTATAGGGATCCAGCCCGAAGTTCTTGGCCTTGATAAAGGCGGTGGTGATCTCGTTGAGTTGGAACGGGGTCTTCTCGTTGAACTCCCGCAACCAGGCCAACGCCTTTTCACCGCCGGCGGCGCTCCCCTCCACGCTCTTGAGCGAAACGCCCAGCCGCTCCATCTCATCGGCGGTGCGGATCATGCCGGTGGTGCGGGCAATCAGCTGATCAAAGCTGAGGTAGGCCGCTGCCGCGCCAGTGATGCGGCCGATAAAGTCCCGCCAACTCCCACTCCCGCTCTGCACGCTCTGGTGCAGGCTGTCGGTATTCTGCTCGGCCTGCTTGGCCTTCTTGCTGTATGCCTCCATCCCGGCGGTAGACGAGCGCAATTGCGTGGCCTGCCCGGCAAGCTGGCTCTTCAGGTATGCCACCTGGGCCCCAGCCTGTTGGCTGGCCGTTTCAATCCGCTTCTGCTCGCTGGCCAGCTTGCGGGTGTCGACCCCAGCCTCGGTCAGGGCGCGGCGCAGCCCATTGAGCGTGGTGTTCTGCCGCTGATACTGGCCGCCTTCTCACTGGCATCCAGTCCGTTCTTGAGGGCATTGGTTTGCCCCGCGCTCTCTTTGTACTGGTCCCCCAGTAGGCGAACCTGATCCCGCGCATCCTTGAGCGCCTGGCGCTGTTCCTTGGTGACGCTGGTCGCCTCGCTATTGGCCTGGCGCAGCAGGTCCACCTTGGCCTTGGCTTCCGCATGAGCGTTCGCCAGCCGCTCGGTCTCCTGCCGATTGGCACTGTAGGCTGCATTGGATGCCGTCAGCTCCTTCTTGGCATCTGCCAGTGCCTTGCCCATGCCGGTGGCACGGGTGCGGGCAGCCTCGAGCCCCTCCCCCAGATCGGCGGTGCTGCGCTTGAGGTTGGCAAACTGGGTCAGGGTGGCGTTCTGCTCACCGAGGCGCTGCAGCTCATCCCCCAGGGTGCCGACCTGCTCGCTGCTCGATTCGGTCTCACCACCTAGGGTATCCACCTCGGCGATGAGCTTGCTGATCTCGGCCAGCCCCTCAACGGCGGCGCGGATCCGCAACTGGATATCGGTGTCATTGCTGGCCATGGGGAATCCTCAGAAATGAAAAAACCCGCCGAAGCGGGTAATTGTGATGTTGGTTCGAACAGGTCTAATAACCGTGAGTTATGTTTATCCCTCGTCTATCACGTAAGGAGATAAAACATGAGCACGGAACGCCTTGAAACATTGATGGAGCAATTTATCGAGCAGTTGGCGGAGAAGTTCGGTGAGACCAATACCCTGCTGGCTGAAATTCGCGATGAGTTAACAGAAATCAAAGATGAGTTAGACTGGCTCAATGAGACCAGTGCTGTAAATCACCTTTCGGGTAAGCTCACTGAAATCAAGGAAGAACTGGACTGGCTCAATGAGACAAGCGCTGTGAGCCATCTTGCTGGCAAACTGGATGACATTGAATCTGCTGTCAGTAATGTAGGGCTGGAAACAGGGAATATCTTCACTCACATGCTGTCGAAGTAATGATTGGCATAATTGGGGCCTGCGTTTTGGCAGGCCCCGAATCTGCTCAGGAGAAGGCCGACAGATAGGCCTCGCTGTCGAACGCCAACCCGGCGTTGGCTCGCTTCAACAGATCTTGTTCGCTGACCCGCGCCAAGCCCACGCCACATTGCACGGCACTGGTGTGCAGCCACAGATCCAGCACCCCAAAGAACCCCATCATCTGCCCTCGAAAGGATGCGAATTCCTCGCTCCATTGGTAGGCGGGCAAAGCGGCCATGGCCGGCCCACCCACCTGGTCATATTGGGCCATCATTGAGCTGACGATGGCCACCAGCCGTCCCTGCTGCTCTCCCCTCAGGCACTTCAAATAACTGAGGGCCAAGGCTTCACCGGTTTCATAACCACCGATGGCGCCCCCCACCGCCGGTACCTGCCAACACGGGGTGGGGGTGGTCGCCCGTTCGCCCGCGATGAATGGCAGCTTGTCCATGCCATGCTTGCGTTCGCGATGCAGTTTCAGCCTGGGGGCACCTTCTTTCACGTAGCCTGTGGGAACGCCGCTCATTGGACACCCCCAATGGACAGGGATTGAGCCAGCTTGGTGATCCCTTTGGGCAGAATGCGCACCTGCTCTGAGAGGCCTTCACTGCCATCGCCTTTCTGGTAGGTGTTCAGCTTATGCTCCAGCAACCCCTGCTGTACCTTGTCCTGGTAGCCCAGCCAATGGCGGGCGCCGGGGCGCTTATAGATCCAACGTGAGGCTTGCAGGTGGGCGGTCAACTTGCGTGGCGGAACCTGTAACACTTTCGCCGCCTCGGTCAGATTGAGCGAACCCTCGGCGGTGGCGATCCGGTCGAATGCCTGCACCACAGGCGCCATCTCACCGACCCGCTCTTCCAGCGCCAACACCTTTTCGCTGTAGGTCATCAGCAACCCACGCATGGTGGCCGGATCGTTCAGCGCAGCCATAGGATCCACCGCGGGTTTCAACTTACCGGTGCGGTAATCCAGAAACACCTGATTGACCTGAAGCTGGAAAGCCGGACTGATCCAACCTGCGTAGGAGATCGCCAGTAACTCGTGGGCGAAAGTGCCGCCGTTTACTCCTCGTTTGGAAAATACCGGGATCTCGGTATTTGTGGATTTTGACACCTCGGCTATCAACTCTGATGTTGAATCAAGGGCCAGCCAGTAGCTTGGTCCCCTCTTCTTCTCTCCACCGCTTGCTTGGTGTAAGGCATTGAGATTGAACCGCCCTACTTCATCGGTGGTGATCTCCACCCCGGCGATCACCGGCAATGTATTTGCTCCGAGAGAACCGACTTTCAAAAATTGGTTAGGATGTTGTATATTCATACCGTAAGTCCCTACTTTGCAGTGCGGATTTCAATCTCGACCCGAGCTGTTGGCGCAGCTTGGGTCGAACTATTTCTGGCCTTATGCCCGTTTACCTTCATTCTGAACGTCTCCCTTCCTTATCTTGCTCCATTGATTTGGCCAATCTAACTATCAGCTCTGCATTTACAGACCTGAGGTTTTTTGCAGCCTGGAGCTTCAGATACTCCAACAATTCCGGTGGTATTCTGAACTTTGACTGCTTCATTTCACTGGTCATTTTCATACTCCCTAACAAAGAACCATTTTGGTTCCATTGAAGAATAGGAACCAATGTGGTTCCATGTCAACATTATTTTCTGTTGGATTTAAAAATGGGAACTTTACAGTTCAAAGTCAGGCTTGATGAGGCTCTACACGCATCCATAAAGTCAGCCGCAGAACAGAACAACCGCTCGGTCAATGCTGAGATAGTTAACCGTCTGCAAAAAAGCTTTGAAGCTGACCATGGAGTAGTGGAGGCGCGAACCACAAGTACATCCGGAGATCCCTCATTACAACCAACATATGAGGAGTTGAAAGAGGCACTGATAGCTATTGCTAAAACCAATGCCCTTGGGAATTTAGATAAAAAACTCAATGAGTTAGATAAAACGCTTGAAGAAATGAGCATCAAGATAAATAGAATTTCTAAAGGTTAGAATCAGCCCGCCATTTTGCCGGGCTGAATATGGCACCTACATCAGTTGGGGATTTCCATCCGATACGGCTCGGACTTACCGGGCTGAGTCACCAGCGAGCCTTCCAGCTCCCCTTCCATAAACTCGCCACTCATCAGCGCCAGTGCGCCCTGGGCGGCCAGCATGGCCTAGAGTCTCGGTGGTGCCGGTGTAGGTGGTGCCGGTCACGGCCGCCTTGGTGTAGCTGACCTTGCAGGCCACGGCGGCGCGGTCGCTCACCGCCATCACCATATTGCCGTTCACCAGATAGTCGGTGTCGATATCCAGGGTGGTGCTACCGCTGGACAACTTCACCACCACGGTGCCCGCTTTGATAAAGGCAGTGGCAAGCTCGACCCATCCCCCTTTACTGAGGGTCACAGGTTCATCCACCACCGGGGCCTCGGCCTGGGTGAACGCCACCTGTTTACCGGCGATGGCATCGGCCAGCAACTGCTTGGTCATGGAGTCCCATTTCAGGGAGAGCTTGGCTGGGTCTTTCGGCAGTTGGACCGAGTCCAGCGCCTGGCCGAAGGTGCTGCGCTTCTTGGAGATGCGCGACTTCTCCTCGGTGGTCGGTGGGGTGATGGTGATCTCGTTGACGTTGATGGGGCCAATCAGGGGCCCTTTCACGCCGTTGTTGATTTCGGCGATGTAGACATCACCGGCCAGCAGCAGGCCTTTGTCGATAAATGACATGCTTGGATGCTCCTATGGTATCCAGATGGTGGTGCCGGCCTAGAGGCTGGCGGTATAGGTGAGGCTGAATTGGATGGAGGTCAGCAAGGTATCGCTGCCGATTTCTTCGGGTTCCAGATTGATGGTGCCCACCGAGATAGTGAGCAGCGTCGTGCCCGGCAGGGGGATCCCCGCCGTCGAGGGCACCAGGGCGGCCAAGACGTCAGAGAGCAGCTGGTCACGCCCTGCCCGCCCGTCACTCGCGGGCTGATAGAGGTCCACCTGAATGTTGCGGGTACGCTTCCACTCCCGCCCCCGCCGCTCCGGTTTGACCTCGGTCAGCTCCCGAAAATGGGCCAGCGGCAGTGGGGTATGCTGGTCGATCTGCGGGTCGCTATCGCACACCCGGTCTTCTGGCGACAGTGAAGGCACGCTGCGCAACTTGGCCAGCAGCTCATCGATGATGACGGTCGCTTCGGTCATGTCACTCTCCTGGTGAAGGTGCTGGCAAGGTTGGCTTGCAGCTCATCGAGGAACTGCTCGGTGATGATGTCGTTCCACCAACCCCGCAGGCCCACACCACCCGCCATCACCAGCCGAGGCTTACCGGCTTTCGCATAGCGGATCATCGGGCGTCGCTTCTTGCCGTAAGGGTTGATAAAACCGTAGACCTGCACGCGCTTGCCGCCCCGCAGCACCCAGACGCTGGCCCGGGTGCCGGTGCCATCGGTACGCTGACTGGCAAACTTGACTCGGCTGAACGGGATCTTCTTCAGGTCCAGGCTGATGGTGGCAACGTCGTTGCTGGCGTTCGCCTTGTCGAGCCGGATCCGCGCCCTGACCGAGGCTGTATTGAAACCATCCGCTGAGATCCGGTTCACGATGTCACCCCGGGTGGCGGTGGCCACTTCATTGACCACGGCCACCAGTTGCTTGCGGATCGTGGCAGGGAGCGCCTTGAATGCATCGACGCTATCGCTCAGGCCGGTGACGTTGATCGCCCTGGCCCTGCGCTTGCGGCTAAGCCCGCCCGGCATCAGACCACCATCACTCGCAGCGTGGTGCCGTTGTCACTGCCCTCAATCAGCCCATCGATACGGTATTGCCGGCCACGTAAGGTGACCTGGTCACCCTGGCGTGCAAAGGGGGGGACGAGCTCAGGCAGGATCAGGTCTATCTGGTGTCGCGGTTCGCTGCGGGCCCCCACCATCACGTTCTCAGCCGCCAAGAAGGCGGTGACCGGATAAGGTTCGCCCTGCTTCGGGGTGTAGGTCGCTGGCTCACCGGAGAGTTTGCGGGCGGAGATCTGCAAGGCGCCAGGCTCGCTGGCGGTGTCTTCGATCAAGTACCAGCAGGCATTCCCCTTCAGCAACTGCCCGGGCAGGATATCGCCCCGAACCCGCACCGTGATTAGGGTCGAGCCGGTCGCATAGATACTGGCTTGGGCCTCGCGTCCTGCCGCCTTCGGGTCAATGATCTTCGCCCACAGTTTGCCAAGCAGCGGCCATTCTGGGGGGGTGCCGGTTGCGGCGCCAAAGCGCGTCAGCCGGGTGTCGAGTTCGCCACTTTTAAGCATGCAGCCCCCTAGCCCACCACGATGTCACGATAGGGATGGATCAGCGAGTCATAGGCCAGCGGCAGAGTCGTGGCGATGGTGCCCGTCACCACAGCCTCCCGGTTGGTGTACCAATGGCCGATCAGCAGCAAGGCTGCCAGCTTGAGCGCGGGGGTGAGAGGCTGCCCCTCCTCCCCTGTCGCCACCAGCGGCTTGTTGATGTCGGACTGGATGTGGCTGATCGCCGCTTCAATCAAACCGG